CCTGTTACCAGAACAAAGGCGGAAGGTAAGGGCAAGCTGTTTGATGCTAAGACAAAACATCGTTTAACCAGAAGCCCGAAATACGCGGCTGAGGCTGTTGAAGAAGAGAAACGGGAAGTAGAGAAACAAAAACGCTCACGCAAAGTGAGAGAAGTTCTCGGTCTCTAACTAACGATACGCTGTTGTTTCAGATGTTGAACAACACGCATGAGATGTTTACATATCCCGGGCAGATTTGATGGATTTGCTTCCGGTCTGTTGCTGCCTGGCACTTTCTGATACTGTGGTGGAGGTTCGCCAGCCAGACTGTCGTCTTGGTGGTTGTGAGGAGCAAACCTAAACCGAAAGTCCATGCATGAACAAGCTACACGAGACGTTTCTGCCGTCAGTTTAATCGGCTGAACACCAACTTCTTGATCGGGCAGTGGAACTAAGTTTGGCTCACCATTCTGACCGAATCGGACGCGGTATAGAATGATCCTTTGTGTATGGGCGTTCCCTGACCTTGATCTTGTTCTGGTATCGATAGTCAGTTCGTTTTTAGGAACGTTTGGAGCATAAACAATCCCAGGCAATACAGTAACACTACCAACATCATTCTGACGCTTGCGAGTGTTGGGGAATGCTTGACGTGCTTTGGCGTCAAGCTGTGGGATTGTCGAGGCTTCTACCAGCCACTGTTTGAATGTTAGCATAAACACACCGCGATCATGTGTGCTTATTTATTCTCCAGGTTGTGATTACTGACAATCACCCGATCAAACTCGCCAGCAGCAGGGCGCTCAAGGCGACCGTACTGGTCGCGAACAGCATCTGCTTTGACATTCTTATCACCACGTGTTTGCTGACGAGCAATGATCGTCTCAAGATCAACAGGCATCTCAATGCCAACAACACGGTATCCGGCACGGCGAGCAATGTCAATGTAGAACTTCCTCCGCTTGACAGTCAGGTTCGTGTTGTCAACGTAGATGTCGTTGCCTGACTTGATCATCTGGCGGAACACAGCATATGCTTTGTTGTTGAACTCTTTGTCTTCTGTCGACAGCCTAAATGCCCGCGCGTAGTTTTCTTGATCGTACCATTGATGGCGGAGATCGTCAAACGAGAATGAATCAATCTGACGGTCCGGATTTTCTGCGCGCAGTTTTTTCAGGAACGTAGATTTGCCTGAACCACTAGCTCCTATCGGAATCCAGATTGTGGGATGCATATTCAATTCAGATAGTTTCATTTAGTTGTGCCTTCCACCATAGGTATATTTGTTCAAACTCTTCAAATGTAGCGTCAGTTTTAATCTTGTTTGCCCGGAATGATATATATCTTACATTCCCTTTGACATATCCTTTCGTTGAATCAAATCTATCAAGACTTGCTCGTTCGGCGTCTTGAATGTTAGGTTCACCAAAACCAAAGCGTATTGGCGTGTTTGTTATCGGACACACACCTGTCCATATACTCGCAAGGTAATCAACGTCAAGATTGTTTTCCCAACCTTCTGTTTTAGACCTGTATTTTACTTGATTCAAAGTTTGTTGAAAAGGATTATCTTTCCGTCGTTGCTTTTGATATTCTTTGTCTCGTTCTTTGTATTCCAGTCGGTTTCTACTTCGTTTGTGTCCTTCGAGATATTTGTCGCGGCATTCTGCCCGCCACCGCCTCGAGTTTTGTTTCATTCTTTCCAGATTGCCGGGCTTGGACTTCCATTTGTCCCGATATTGCTTTTGTTTTGCTTTCTTCTCTTCATCAGTCATTTCGTTCTCCTCCCTGTGTTATGTTATTTATGGGAGGTACACAAAATTCAACTATCGTCAGAACACAAAATTCAACTATCGCTCAGAACACAAAATCCATACCATAATCGTTTTCGTCGTAATCGTCAACAGGTTTGTATGCGTGAGCGTACAATTTGTCATACGCGTCTTGGTCGTATGTGCTGATTTCGCTCAACAACCGGAGAACAATCAAGCAGGCAGAGATGTTGTCGTCTGTCCCGCCAACTTTTGCTGCGTATGATCCTGCTTTGCGGGTGAACATCTTCATCTCCGCAAGCGTGATCTGTGAGTTCACTTTCATAGCGGCTCGCTCGATCATCTCTTTCATCAGTAAGCACGCGGACATCTTAGATTTGCCTGTCGTTGTCATCCCTTTGCGGTTCTGCCCTGTCTCAGAAACAAACTCTGCGGCCGCTGGTGGGTTCTCGTCAGCCTCATACAGCGCAATGATCGCTTCACCAACGCCGTTGTTCTCAACAGAGAAATAGACGTTCGCATTGACCTTCTCAAGCAGTGCGAGCACTTTTTTCAGTTGATGATATGTCATCACGGAAGACATTGTGTTCGACCGCCACTCGGCTACCTGTTCGAGGCTCGGGAAATCAAACACCTGGATAGCGGCGTAATCGGCGCCAGAACCCGTTGCCGGATCGACGCCGACAAGGTAGGTCCCATTTTGTTGTGGTTGCTTGAAAAACACAACATCACCGATTGTTCCAACAGGCTTGATATCCTTGATTGCGGCTGTAAGGTTAGAGAGAACGATTGTGTCAAACAGTAGTGGGTCATTGGACAAGAACTCGTTTTCGTATTCTTGACGCCAACGGACCTCGCCAATCTTTGCCATCTCTTTCTTCTTGAACTCTTCATCACGGCCTGGCGGCTCATTCCACTTGACTTCAACAGCCTTGAAACCGTTTGCTTGCAGAACGGCACCGCGCCACAGTTGAGCGTACAGGTTTGCGTCTCCGTTCGGCGTTGATGCGATGATGCACGCGCCACCAGTAGCAAGCGTAGGAGCAATAGATGTCCAGAATTCGGTCTGAATGCTTTCACGAACAAACGCAAATTCGTCCAGGAACAGCAGAGAGATAGACATACCACGACCTGTGTTCTCTGATGTCGCTTGCGAGTGGATACGACTGCCGTTGTCAAACCCAAGGCTGTGCTTGTTATAGCCGTCAGCAGCGAGACCTGGCTTCAACCAATGAGGCAGTCGCTCATAGACGAACTTGATCCGATAGATCATCTCCATCGCGTTATCGTTCTTGTTTGACGCGATCAGGATTGTCTTCTCAAAGTGGAAGATCGCATACCACAACAGGTAGATACACGACATTGTTGACTTGCCGGTTTGGCGAGCAGATAGAACGATTGTATTTCTGTTATCACGAAAGTCATATAGCATCCGCTTTTGATACGGATACAATTCAACAGGGACGGAGCCCTTGACGGGGTGTTGAATGTGGCAATACCTCTCAGCAAAGTATACAGGGTCGGTCATACATTTCTGTATTTCCAGCACCTGTTCTGCTGTGTATTCCATTACATGATTTGCGTCTTTCAGGTATGGGTTTTTGGCCATCTGTGTAATCCTTCGGTTTTAGTGGGGTAGCGTATTTATTACCCCATTTTCCACCGTGACCTTTATGCGAGTGTTACTTTGATCCCAACACGCATAGCGCCACCGGAGGGACCGCCGTATGTTGCGATCTTGAACCCGCGCAGTGCTGGCAGAGGTGGCAGTTTCAGTGGGTTAGGTTCATATTCCGTGTGATAAATTACAGGATCCCCACTTGATGGGCTGACAGCAAAATAGTTGTCACCGCCTTCAGCAAAGTGATCAATCAGCAGCTGGCGCATCGCTTGCAGAGCACCAGCATCAACAATGTTAAACTCACTCGGCAACTTTCCTGACTTTCCTGTTCCTTCGTCGCCAGGGAACCCGATCGTAGGATCTTTTTGTTTGTATTCATCAACAAGCTGCGTGAAGTCACCAACACGACCTTTCGTCAAGACAGAAGCAAAGTGGTCAAGTATCTCAACCTTCACTCCACGTCGAACAGACTTGTCAAAGAATGTGATTGGTGCTTTCGGATTGCTCGCTCCTTTAATCTCAAACTGGATCGATTTGCCGTACACTTTGACAATCAGGTCAGCAACAGTACTTCCTTTCTTTGCTGTGGATACAAACTCGTAGTTCTCTTCACCAACCATATCCTTGACATACTCAGCAATAGAGTTTTGAGCATTTGCACCAGTGCCAACTCGCGACTGGTTTTTTCCTGCTGGTTTGGTTACCTTAGATAGTTGAATATAACCAAGAAAGTCTTCGGGCTCAGGAGAAACAACGCTAACCTTAGCGTATACACCTGAACCATCAGCAGCACCAATGTCTTTACCACGTGCAAGTTTACCAGGCCGTGTTAGATACACACGGTCACCTTGTGCAACGTCAACCTTCGTGCCGTCTGGTTTGATGATTTTGGATGGTTGGTTTACGACAAATCCCCGTTCGTTGTGTTCTGATGCTACATAGTTTGTTCGCTCGCCAACACTATTGAATTGTTCATTACCATCGCTTGGGAAATTCTTTGGTGTAAACGACGTCTCATGCAACTCATAGAAGTGTTCAGACAATGGGGTGTATAGTCGGTCAAGGCGATAAAATCTCATAACGATTCCAGTATAAGTGGTGTTTTATTTATCTGTCCTGTTGCCCATCAGCGTCCGCAAAATCTCATTGCGATCAGCAACGATCAAGTTTTGGTTCAGCGTTTGTGGCGTCCCTGCAGTTTTTGCTGTCACGCCTAACTTATCCTTGTGCTCTTTCATCATCCGCTTTTCACGAACCGCGCCAAGAGCAACGTTGAGCATCGTCGCCGTAACTTCACCAATACGCGCCTTGAACTTCCCTTCTACGCGTTCCATTTCGTCGCCAATCACCTCGACTTGGCCCATCGCTACGGCATAGATTTCTTCAAGTTTTTCTTCAATCTCGCCGTCTTTCTCGTCGTAGCCAACAGCGGGCAGAATTTCTGTAGGGACGACCTCTGTGTATTCAACCGGTGTTGTTCCAGGCTCAATGTCAAACTCCACTTCTAGTGGGTGCTCAACGATCTTTTCTTTCTTGACGACTTTCATAAGTTCCTCACTTGAAGATTGTTTTCTCTGTCAGCACACGGAACTTTAGTCGTCGAGCCTCGCACCATTTCTGCGCTGCTTCCCACTTTGCCATATTCTGAACGTACGTCAGGTTTTCAAACAACTGCGTCCGTGGGTTCCTTGACCTAGACTGCTTTGTTTGGTGGAGAGGCTTGACCTCAACAATCTCCTTGATTATTTCCCCATCTTTAGTTATATATTCACAAAAATAATCAGGATAATAATTTGCCATCCGTTTCTTTACAGGGTTATAGTACGGAATTGCAATCTCTTCGCTTCCCCAGTGGAGAATCTGTGGGTTGTTGTCAAAAAACTTGTGAACTTCCAATTCCCAGCTGGATCGATAGACAATCTTCGTAACATCACCTATATACTTTTCTGGATGCTTCGGCTGAAAGTATCCTTGTTTGTACTTAAATGCCATCAGAAAATCTCATCAGAAAATCTCCTCAGTGCTCCTGATACACCATCAACCGCACTAGTGACAAAACTAGATATACTATTAAGACAGCCATTTCTCTTGATCCTGGCAGCATCTGTTTCAGCGTAGTTGATCTGACCGCGCGGTTGCGGATTGCCAACATGTCGAAGTGGATACAGCGCTGTGGCTAAAGCACCGAAATCTACTTTGTTCATAGCCACATCGACTTCTGTGTGAACGCTATCATAGTTAAACTTCATTTCAACCATGTTGATATCACTGACTGCCATATCAAGATCATCTAGTTCAAAAGATGTAATTCTCGGGTTGATGAATGTGTAGATGTTGACTTTTCTTCCGTTGTCGTAAACGTGATACAGCTTGATCTCACGGATGATGTTCTTATTATCGTTTGCAAGAGGTCCTGTGGAACCAGCGCCGTTTGCTATTACAGGAACTTGTTGCTGTATTCCGGATACACGAGAGGACGAGAAGTTGCCAGCCATCCCTTCCATTTCAGCCATGTCCATTTCTTTTGCTGAAGCATAGTTTAACACAGGGCTCATCGCACGAGTATACGCAGTATATAGAGCATGAACGCTGTTTCTACCATCATCGTAAAACTCCATGTTCATCTCTTCAAACTCTGCTTTTGTCGTCACCTTAGTACGGAAGTTGTAGTAGTTAACATCTTCCATTGTGTACTTGACGGACGGTCTGGTCGACTGTTTGATCACAAACGCAAACTTCCTTTGGAAGTCTTGATCTTGCATATATTCAGGACTAAATGTGAATTGAACAACAAACAGAAACTTGTACTTTGGTAGCGCTCTGTCAAGATCAACAGCATATGGTGATGCTGACACTTTGTTTAGAACACCCTCAGATACTTCATTAAATGTTCTCAGCGTGTCAGCCCTAGCTACTCTATAAGCATCCTCGAGCGGTGGGCGGAAAATCGGAATATCGTTGATTGTAAACCGTCCATTCTTCACGCGATCAAACACGCCCTTTGCTGCTTCTGTTGCTGCTTCAGCGATCGTTTTGTTTCTCAGTTCACCAGTCTCTGGATCACGGATTTTTCCTTGTCCTGCTTTATAAAGTGCTTGTGAATTGATTCCTAATGTGTCTAAAACCCACTTAACATCCGAGTTGATGTTGTCGATTGACACAGGCAACTTGCCGCCTTTTCCTAACGCTTGCGAAATTGACACGAGCGAACGAAGTCCTGATCCAACACGCGTTGCTGCTGGGTTGTTCGGATTGACGGCACGGCAGAACTCTGTCATTGCGTTTAGGCCGCGCGATGTAGAGATAGACCGTACCGATCTACCGATGATGCGTCTTGGATCCATTATATGTCCCTGTGAATACCGTTTAGGGTATTTATAAAAAGGAAAAGGCGACCGAAGTCGCCTTTTCCGCAATGGCTGACAGCTGATTAAGTACCAGCACCACCTGTAGCAACGCCGGGACCGCGAGCGTAACCGCCAACGAGTTGACGTGCGTGGTCATAGCTCATAGTGATAGATATTTTCACAGCGTCTGATGTACCATAGTCAAGGTCACCATACTTAACGTTCTCAAGGAAGCAACCTTCCATTGTCCACGATTCAGTCACTTGATCGTTACCGTCCATCATGTCAATCTTAGCAGCAAACTTGTAGATCGAGCCTTCACCTGCTGCAGCCAACCACTGACCCTCAGCACCGATCAGCCACTGTTGGTTTTGCAGTTGAGCTTGCAACACTGCTGTTGCTGAGCCAGTAACATCGTCTTCGATCACGATTTCGATAGGATCCCACCTGTGTTTTCCGGCGATATATGACACCGAATTGTAACGGTGTAGTTCAACTTTTGCAAACTGAACAGTTGGACGCTGAACTGTTACAGCTTGCATTGAAATCGGCTGGCTGTCTGCTCCAGCGCCCATGTTCTGGAAAGTTACGCGCCATTTATTGGTCTGTTTCGGTTGCAGAATACCAGTGCCAACGCCTGGGATACCGATATCATTGATTGTTGACATATTACACTCCTGTTGGTAACAAAAATCTTGTTCGGAGGTATTTATTCTGCTGACACCAATTTTGCCCAAAAACCGACGGTGCAAAACAAGAAAGGCGGTATATACCGCCTTTCTGTTTGATCTAGTCTGATGATTAGATCTGTGCGCCTGTATTCACAACTCTGATCGGGATGTAAATAAATTCCGCGGCTTTGACTGGTTTCAACGCGACGTCGATGTACAGCTCGTTACGATCAATACGATCAGGCGTGTTGTTCGACTCGTCACAAACGGTAACAAAGTCATACAGTCCGCGCTTGACGAGCAGGTCACCGAGGAAGCTGTCGACAGTTGCTTTCAGGTTATCGCGCGTCAGTTGGTCGTTTGGTTCAAACACGAACGACATTGTGTTCTTACGGAGCTGACGCTTGATGTACATCATCAGACGAACAACGTTAACACGATCCAGAGCAGATGCGTCTGGTGCAGATGTCTTCTGACCCCACACGATCAGACCGCGACCTGGGAAGAACACGATCGGATTGATGTTGGTGAAGTACTTATACAGGTTGTCGCGTTGACCGAGGTTCAGAGCGGTCTCGTTGAACACTGTCGGTGTGCCAAGAGTGCCAGAGATGTACCCAACTGTTGTCGCACCAGAAACCATGCCACGACGAGTACCTGCTGGTGCAAACCACAGTTCAGACACTTCGTCGCTGTGTGCGATTGTACGAAGAGCGATACCTGATGCTGCACAAACTACGTTATTACCGTCGAGGTTTGATGCCCAGCCGTGCGGGTAGTAGTAAGCAACGTTGCGTGATTTAGCGCGCGTCGATGTTTCGCCCCAAGCGACAACTTGATTTGGGTCAAGGTCCATAGGCGTGTCAGCAATGACGATTGCTTCTTCGTTGGTGTCGATGCACAGGTTAACCATCTCATCAACAACTTCTGGGAAGCCAGGGCACAGAATCAGGTTGAATTCGTAAGTTTCTGAACGGATGTCTGTGTTGCTGTTGATAGCTTCCTGCAAAGCACGAACAACTTCAACACGGCGCGATGCATCGTTAGCACCAAGGCTAGTAGCATTGAGGAATTCCATTGTGTACTTAACGAGCTGTGATGCTTCAACAAGATAATCACCAGCTTCTTCAGGCGTCCACTCTGTCGGAATAACAGAGCCCCTTGTGTTCAGTTCCCATTCAGTCAGCATATACTTAAAGCCGGAGTATGCGTCTGTTGGAGGCTGACTGAAGCCGTTGCCGTAGACATCAAGCGGTGCCGCACTGTGATCAACCATGAATTCGTCTTGTGCACGACGGAACGAGTATTGTTCCCACACAGCTGTTGTTGCCTGAACAGTCAGAGCGCTGACTTCACTTTTCGTCAGAGTGCGCTTATAGCTAGAATGAGCAGGAGTGAAACCGTTTGTCAGGTTGAACGTGTTGATATGAGCGTTAGCGAGGTTTGTCAGCACGTATGATGCTTCTTGCATCTTGACATCCCACATAGAGCGAATTGATGCTGGGTTGTCGTCCAAGTTGACGTTGGCACGAACAACGAAAGCACGATTACCAACACCAAGATACTGGTTTAGAGCGAACAGACCATATTCGTTGCGGACATCACCGTGGTGAGCTGCGCCTGATGTGTCTTGCAGAAAGCGTGGGATGCCGTACAGAGCAACAGATTGCTTCAGTGACGTAACAGTGCGGATAACACCGTGCTCAAATGTACCGTTTGCGTCCAACTGTGATGTAGGACCAACAGGAGCTTGCTTCTTCTCGTCAGCGGTAGCGATGAAAATCAGTGGGACAGTTGCTGCTGCCGCTGGAATGAAAAACGATTCGTCAGTGATTGTGACGGAAACGCCTGGGGAAATTAGACTTGCCATTGTTTTCTCCTTGTGGAAAGTGTTGCTTATTGTAGCATGATGATATTTATTGAAACGGCCCTGTTGCTAGTGTAAATATAAATGGACCTGTGGAGAAGATATGACAAGAGGAATGTTGATCGCCGTACTCAACCAACGAAAAGTATTTACCGAGACGGGTAAGGTTAGCCCGCGTTACCTTGACATATTGTATGCAAAGCCTGCGTTATTGCAGGAGATTTTGTTGCATACGCAGTTCCTGAAATACAATGCTCCGATCAAAGCACGGCTGAGGTGCTTGCGAGATGGAATTAGTGAGCAGCCGTTGTGTCAATGCGGAACGGTTTTGCAGATGAGAGAAACAGGAAGGTTTGCTGGAACATTCCCGTCAAGCTGTTCTAATAAATGTTCAGCAGCAAAGCGGTTTATCTAATCCCAACATTGGCACCATTTGCAATCTCTTCATAGTCAATACCAAGATCATCCAATGCGGCAATCACATCTCCACTCTCTCGGATTGCATTATTGACGACACCAAGACGCATTCGGATGATCTTGATGAAATCAGCTCGGACATCCGCAGGAGAACCAAGATAAACAGGCATCTCAAACATCACTGTGCTCTGGATGATACGACGGTCGGTACCGATGGGATACTGCTGGTCAATGTTAATGCTTGTCAGCTTGACGGTGGTTAAGCGTGTCCAGTCAAACGGTGCATCACTGATCTGAATGACCAACTGTGGATCGAACAACATTAGAATCTGCTCCATGATCTGAAAATGTTGGTCAGTGTTGCTTGCGTAGATCCCAAGCTGGACGGTCATCCTGTATGGAACGGGAGCGCGTTGATGAACGACCTTGACATCATCAGGCAGTAGCCCACCCGTTGGAACATAGCTGTTCCTCCGTTCAACACCAATACCATGCATCAAATCGGGTGCTATGTCAAGGTTCTGCATGTATGCAGTCATCATCGGCAAGCGAATCGGCTTGTTTTGTGTGTTGTCCGCCATCAATGCAGCGACAACACGATCGTGGTTGCCGTAGTGGATTGTTACAGGAATCAACGACTCTTGTCCTGTCTGCTCGTTGCGACCGATCTGAACTTGTAGACCACTGAAGATCGTCATAAACTGAATGATGTAACGCTTCAGTTGGTCATTGTACCAATACGCTTGTTTTGGGATTGCCATTGTCTGTCCTCTTATTTGATGTCATCAACACCAGTTCTGTTTGGTGCTATCAGGTATTCATTCAGAAGAGCCTTCTGGTTGTTGTATTGCTGACGACGGTCTGTCTCGAGGTAAATCCATCGTGTTTTCTTCTCTGACCAGCGATATAACCGAGCTGGAACGTTCTTTGCTAGACCAACGTACGTCAGACGGTGGAAATCGCCATCTTTTGGATTTTCAGGATACTCTGGCCCTTCTGTGAACGGAGCGTTGTTAGACGGCAGTGCATCCTCAACGAACAACCCTCTCGGATTGAAACCAAACTTGTTGATGTGTGGCGCGCCAGCTTCTGCAGCAGTTCTCAGTTCTTCTTGCGAAAACTCACGGATTGTGTTTGAGCCCTCAGAACCACGCGCTGGCACACCTTCCAATGCTGTTTGTGCAATCTGCTCGTTCACCCCTGTGAAGTCTTGCCACATTGGGTGGTCGCCTTCGTCTTGATCGAACAGACCAGACGAATCAATCGCTTTAGCCAACTTCCCAAAGATGTCTTGCGTCTCTTGAGAAGCAAGCGCTGGTTGAGCGGTGACAAGCAGCATTAGCGGTTGCCATGTCGGTGTATATGAATCAGCATCCCATGTGACATCTGTCACCTCAAGATATCGTTTCATGGCCCTTAGGTCAGGTGTGTATTGTGTTTCGCTTGGCAACTCTATGATGTCACCGATCACAACAGGCCGTCCAAGTTGTGCAACGATAGAGTTGAAATTCAACTTGATATTGTATGTTGCTGACGGAATCTCAATGCCAAATCGCGTCAATTCTGTTTGCGGGCTAATCAGGTTGTAAAACCCTTTAACCAGTACAGGATCCTGCGCGTAGTCTCGATCGCGGTTTTCCACGAAGATTTTGTCTTGGATGTTGTTAAGAGCAGTTGCTGAGAAATCGTGCATTTCGAATGCCTGAACACCCCAGCTGTCGCACTCATCACCTGTAAAATCAAGAGGACGGAGTCGCCAGTATCTGTTGATTACGGAGTGCTTGAAGTGAATCGTGTTCAGATTATCATCGTTTGGCAGATTGACGATTGCCACACCAAACCACTGCGATCCGTTTTGTGACCGCTCAACTCGCGCCTTCGTTACACGCATGTTTGGATTAGCACTCTGTTTGATCTTGATTGTAGTGATCATGTGGCGAACGTGAGCGTCAATGCCGTACCGCTGACGGCCTGTTTGAATTCGTAGGATGCCGAAGTCATAACCAAGATATGCAGATGCTACGATTGCTGCTTCACCCGTCTGTTTTGATCTCCACTCCGTTCTTGTTTTTTGAAACGCGTACTTAGCGAGATACTTTGGAGCATCACCACCTGATATTGGAGAGCCGTTTTTTGCCAAGTCAATCAAATCGGTTTGCTCGTGAACACCAAGCAGTTTATAGATGTTCACTTGAGCACCTGCAATCGCCAATGCTTCTTGGCTCTGTTGGTCCATAAAGCACGTGTCTATGCTCTGGGTCATATCCCAGGGCTTGCACGGCGTAAATTGTGATGCAGGTGGGCAGCAATCTTTTCTGTTTTTCATATCTTATCCAAATATGATCGTAGAGTTCAGGCCCCAGTCTTCTGGTGTATCCGTGACAAAGTCAAAGATACTACCCATGCACTGGTCCTTGTCCTGCTGTGCTTGCGCGCGCAAATCGTTTGCGTTCAACGAGACACCACCACCTGCTCCTGGTAATGTCACATACTTACCACGAGTGTTAGCAAGGATTAGCATCGCTTCTGCTGTTGCCCATTTTCTGATCCACGGGCCAGTAATACGGTCAGACATTAGTTCTTGTTCAGTTCGTTCAACCGCAGCATCAATCAAACACAAGCGCTCTGCAAACGGGAATCTGTGGTGGATCCACAATTCACGCGTTTGCTCATTCCAATTGTACGTGATACGGCCAGCAAACAGGATCTCGAGGTTCTTTGTGTATTCTGTCATAATGTGATATGACAGCAAGTCAAACGTCCCCATGTTGTACAAGTGTTGGAGAACAATTTGTCCGTATACGCCTGCCCCGTGTGCTGACGATAGAAATGCTGATGTTAATCTATGAACTCCAAGAACATTAACGATCTTGTTCATTCCTGATATTTTGTTGGTCAGCAAATATTTCTGTGTGTTACCGTGAACTTGCAAAAAGAAGAACCCTCTTTTGTACGCTATCGAAGAGTTTGCTCTTAGTGTACTGATTGCACGATCAATTGCAAAATCAAGCTGCTCAGGTTGCAGTTCTACATCAACTGTTGGATATCCGAGCGCATAGCGAATGCCGTTCTGCATTGCTAGTCGTTCATCGTGCGTCCCATCGGTTCCAATCCCCACTTCATTGTATAGCGGTTCTGACGATACACCGTCTGTTCCCGGCTCTGGGTTATCAATGCGGAATTGGTGTGTTAGCGCATCAAACAAGTCAATGTTTTCAATGCTAGCCCATGACAAAGACCCTGGTGTTGTGTCTGTGAAGATGAAGTTGCCGTTGCAGTTGAATTCAACTTTCAACAATGGTTTACCGAACACCCATTCATGGCCATTCCACGTCATCAGTTTGTTGGATGTTGTGTCAAACCACATTGCTGATTTTGCTGGTGTTAGCGGTTTTATAGAATATGTGATTGACACCCAAGCAGCGCCGTTCCACATTTGCAGCGCTTGGGATGTAGGGTTGTACCACATCGTTCCCGCAGCAAGGTTATTCGGATCGGTCTCAGCAAAGGTAACGTCAATCGGATCCCACCCTGCTGACGTTTTAACAAACCACAGATCGTTTGTTGTATCATGCCAAACGTATCCGTCAGGAATAGTCGTCCTCGGATCCGTTACAAACATCAAAAACGGAGTTGATATAAAGCAGTTATTCTGCCAATAGTGCAATTTGTTTGTTGACGGATTGTACCACAGTTCGCCTTCTTCAAATGCTGGTGGGTCTGTAGGGTCTGTTGGCTGTTGATAAAAATCAACAACGGTTACCCAAACGCTGTTGACACCGTCCCACACCTTGATGGTGTCTGTTGTTGTATCCCACCAGTTAGAGCAGTATTCAACGACCGTTGGGTCGCTTTCAAACACGATCAGATCAACTGTCGTCCATGCTGTGTCAGCAACGTTGCGTTGTTTTAACACCATCGTCGACGGATTGTACCACAGTGTTCCTGCTACTACCGTCAGTGTAGGCTCTGTTTCAGCAATCCTTGCTGTTGAAAGTTCATTCCATCCGATACCAGGTGTGTTATAAGCAAATAGTTTATTGATTGTCGTGTTGAACCAATACGTACCATCAGACAGTTGGTTTGGTGCTTGTGAATACTGAACAGCGTTAGCGGAGACCCACATTTCGCGCTTGTCATCCCACGATGATAACTCAAACGTTTGTGTGTTATACCAAAACGATCCGCATGGTGCTGGACGATATAGTGACGGATCCGTTGTTCCTATATGCGTCGTGTGTTGACACCACGCGTTCCCCGACCACGTGTGTCCAACAGTGCTGTTAAACCAATATACACCTTCACACTCAGGAACTGATGGGTTCGTGTGGTAGTTGATCACAGGGGTTGTCAGCCATCCAGCACCATTCCAGCGTTTTAAAACGTTGGCTGCTGTGTCGTACCAGAATGATCCATTAACCACACCGTTTGGTGCTGACGTCTGGACGATTACATTTACATCAGTATGGCTATGTCCATCCCACACTTGCAACCTGTTGGTTTTGCGATCAAAGTAGTAGCCACCGGTATTTGGAGGGGTAGGGCCTTGAGGAGGGTCGTCAACAAGCTGTAACTGAATGTTGATTGCGTCCAGCAGGTCGTCGTATGTTTGTGCTTGCGCACCCTCAACTTCTATCGTGTATGAAAACGGTGTTGGCACACATTCTTGTGAACCAACAGGACGTTGAGGTCTAGGTACTAACCCCCTGCGGATCTTGAACGAGTATGTTGTTGCCGCATCAAGGCCTGTCGCATCTGTTGGTTCAATCCCACCCTCACGACTTGTATCCGGCGCAAAAACAACAACTTGTGTACCGTTCGTCGGTTGTGTACCATCTTGTTTGTAGTCTAGCGAGTAGGCATGAACGCCTTCTTTGTAATATCTATGTTGACAGTCAACAGGAAAGCCAGAAACAAAATACGCTGTATTCTCTTGCAGACCGGAAACATCAAGGAATGTGGAGTGTCTATCCTCGTAGAACGCTCCCACAACCTTAGAAGTTCCAATCATATCGCCAGCGAAAAGGTTACTGTCACCCGTAGGATCGCTGCTGTATACGGTACCGCTTACAGGCAGTTTAGTGCTGTTGTTGCTTGTTGTATCCAGGGTGATCACGATTCCGCAATATGCTTGCGTTTCTGCTGTGCACCCAGCCGCCGGACGAGGAATATTCCACGACACGCGAGCGGTATCTGGTCCTGTTCTGTCAAATTTTAGCGTGATCCCCATTGCCTCTGTGCGAAGGGCACCTGGCGCATCATTCCTGATATCTAGCAGTGACGTCATTGATAACTCCGGTCATTATTGGAGTGTATTTATGACGCAGCAAAAAGAAAAAGGCTCTTGCGAGCCTTTGTTAGTTGCCGAGGAGGTCGTCGACTGTCATCTCGGATAGTGGACGACAATCTGTCAGTCCTACTGCGTATGCAAACTGGTTAATTGGTTCCAAAACGCGGATGGCGAAGCCACAAGCATCCTCAAAGGGAGTACCGTGCTGCGAAGAGAGAAAGTTGTACAGTTGAGCCCACATAATGTTCACCAGGAATCAGTTGTTGATGTGCCCAGTATACCATAGTTAGGGTCAAAAGTCAACAGTTATTTACGCAGGGGCGAAACCTCGAGTTTGCGGTTGTGTGGGTGCCTGTTGCTGAAGTGCACGGTCAACAGCCATACGAACGCGTCCAACGGCGTCAAGGATCGTCTTCGCAGCCTGCTTATCACCAGTCTCATTGTACTGGGCGATTGCTGCCGCTAACACTTGCTTCTTCTGCTGATTCTTCTCTTGACCGATCTGGCTAACCTTAGCAACGGCATCTAGGTGCGTCATTTGACCATTACGGACTGTCACAGCTGCAAAAAACCTACGCGAGCCGTCAGACACTTTAGGCTGCGCTGCTAACAGTTCTACGCCTGCGATGAATGCAGCCAGTGTATCATGGCGACCGTAAGCAAGGTTTGTATTGACAGGCTTGCCGCTTTGCACGCTCATAGCGATGTTTGCAAGAGCGTGTGTAATACTCTCGTTCACAGTTTGCACGCTCTCTTTCAGTGCAGCTGCCACGTCAACAATGTTGGTAGCATATGTTTCAGTGGATTGAGTGGCTACCACGTCACGTGTGTGAGCTTCTTTGATTAGTTTCAGCATGTTAGACACCTTTCGTGTGGCGACGGAGCCACTTTTGCATTTTTTCGTTAGACCAGAATGTTTGGTGTCGTTCATCACTATCGACGCTATCGACACCCTCTAAACGAATTGATTGTGGGGTGGGGTCTGTCATGCTGTCATACCGCCACTCAACAATAATCTTTTGTCGTGGCTTTAAGCTGACGGTCACTTTGTCTTCTTCGTACTCACCAAGAGGCAGCGTGCAATAGTGGACAATGGTATATTCGTTCTCAGCAATAGGAACATTCTCAACTGCTTTTAGCAGCTGTTCTTTGCTTTCCAGATACTGTTTGAATGTTAGTTTCATAACGCTTGTAAACTATCTAATGGATGTGTTAATATTTATGCATTACTGTAGTGTGAAGACGAGTGCGGTTGTCGCATATGTGTCAGGAGAATCAGTGATTTGTTAGCTGTTGGTCCACGTCACTAAAATATCGTCAATAGCAATCCGGTTTCCATTCATCGTTGTGCTAATAGCTGCAGTTATTGTGTAGTTTGCACCAGCTGTGAGGTTGTATGAGAAAGGTACGTTTGCGGCTTCACCCCACAGTCGAAGCGGTCCAACTGTCGCAAATGTTGTGCCATTGCGTCTGATAACTAAGTTTGTCTGGTCGAAAGAGTTGCCTGCTTTAAACGATACTACTGGGTTGATTGCGCCTGCAGGAACTGAAAACGCAACAGTGAAGTTTGCTCCGTTGAAACTCAAAGCGTTTGCGTCCGTAGTCATAAGTATGTTTGTCTGCGTCTGTGCTGGTTGTCCGTTGTGCGTGCCGGCACGCACCACGTGACCGGAGCCACTTATTGTGAATATACCTGTTGTTACAGGTGACGGAAATCCCTGCCTGTCTGAGAATTGTTCAAAGTTAAGCAGTCTCGATACAGCTTGGTTGATACTTGTGTCATTTACTGCTACAGTAATGCGCGAGCCATTGAATAACACAACATCAAACGCTTCAGGACCTTCAGTGGTGTTATCTGCGGCTAATTGCAAAACAACTTGTGCAGACCCATCTCGCTGGACAACAAACGCGCCTGACAGGCTAGCTAGTCCTACAAAATCTGCAAGAGATGTACCTTCGATCGTGTAAGGGATTTGTTGAAGATATTGAACACCAGTTGTCTGCAACGTGATTGTAACGGTGCTGCCTTCATCAACACTGCCTACTGAAGACGTAACTTGATATGTTGCTGAAGGGGAAGTTGTTGACAATTTAAACATTACTGCTCCAAAAAGGTGTTCTTGTATTTATGGCTTACGCAAAAAAGAAACCCGCCGAAGCGGGGTTCTTTGATCGTGTTGTCTAACCGACTTGCTGATTAAGCAAAGTTGAAGTTGGAAACATTGATTTTTCCGTAGTAGTCCGCACTGTTACCCAGAGATGTTTCGGTCTGAGTGAATGCTGTCTTACCGTAGCGAGTCATCATGGAAACGACTGGCTGGAATGTCACTGGGTTGATAACAACGCCAGACGACATCAGTGGGATGTACGGGCAGTAGAAGTAGCCTGTATCGGTTTCACCGTTACCACCTTTGTAGCCAATCAGAATAGTGTCAGACACAGGCGAGCCTAGACCAGACGCTTGGTTCCACAGGTAGCTGTAAACCTTGATGGTGCCGTTCAGAGTACCAGCCAACATTGTGTTGTTAGGACCCTTGAACGAGCCAGAGATAGCGGGTGCGAACACCGACTTAGCAGCAGATTGCAGCACGGAAATGATCATCGGCGAAACGACGATGAAGTTACCAGGACCACGACGTGTCTTACGAGCGATTTCGTTAGCAACGGCGTTGATCACGATACCCAGGTTAGCGAAACGGTCGCCCAGGTATGCTGGCTGATAGTTTGGGCCCATGCCGATAGTAGCGTAATCAAACGCACCAATGGTGCCAGCCAGAGCGATCAGGTCGGACAGGATTTCGGAGTCGATTTCCTGAACGATTTCTGCGGACACAACTTGTGTCAGTTCGCTTTCCAGATCCAGACCATGCTGAGACTTCAGGTCTTGCATAGCTTCAACGGTCCAACCAGCTTGCAGCTTACGTGTACCAGCTTCAACAGCTTGTGACACAACTTCCAGCTTGACGTTACGGCCGCCGGAACCTTCGATGAACGAACCGGAACCACCGTACAGACGACCAGCGTGTCGCTTGCCGATCTCGTCAGTACCACTAGCTGGGAACGGACCGAACAGCGAGCTGTTGTAAGCTGGCAGGCTTGAAGGCCATGCGCCCGACGATGCTGCACTGTCGATGTCGCCTTCGTCAGCAGCTGCGTTAGCGATACCAGAAGCACCAGCAGGCTGAGCACGGCCACCATCACCAACAATTGCACCAGCTGCGGACGAGTAGAACTGACGCAGAGCTGGGTTGTTACCGAACAGTTCGTCGCCAGCGTTAATGTTGAGAGACGTAGGTGTGAACGGTGTGTTTGGTTGCTGTACAGACTCGCC